TCTGTGCGCGAGATGCAGATGCTGCATAACTAGCAACTGTTCCAACACCAACAGTTGATAATGCTGCTCCTGCGGCAGAAACACCACCTAATCCTAAAGCAGATCCTAATAGTGCACCACCTGCTGAAAGAGCAGCGTTTGACGCTGACAAAGATCCAGTCGCGCCACCAGTAAAATTTTGGGCTATTAAATCTCCACGATCTCTAGGAGTTATATCATTAACAAATTTATCAGCTCCTGCTGTTTTTGCTAACTTAGAGTCTATAGCTACATTAATATAAAAAATTACATAATTTCCACCATAAGTTTCTAGTGGATTCATTAAATCACTTGGATATGTAAAATTCTCAATTTCATATCCATCTTTACCACCTTGTTTAAAAGTAGTTGCATTGCCTCTCGGAGTATAGAGATTAGATCTTTGTTCTTGTCTTTGGTCTACTTTACGTAATTCTGCCTGAGCCATTTTGTACCTTTAACCTAAATAATGGTGGTATTTACTTCTAATTAGTTATTTATGTTCCATAAAAGAAAGTTTATTCCTTTATTTCCTCAAAAATATACTGGAGATCCAACTAATATCATAATGAGATCTAGTTGGGAAACTATGTTTGCTAATTGGTGTGATAAAAACCCATCAATTTTAAAGTGGAACTCAGAAGAGATTGTGATTCCTTATATTTGCCCTACAGATAACAAAATTCATCGTTATTTTGTTGACTTTAAAATAACATTAAATAATAACAAAACTTACCTGATCGAAGTAAAACCACAGAAACAATTAGAACCACCTATCTACCCTGGTAAAAGAACTAAAAGATACTTAACTGAATCTTTGACTTTTATGAAAAATCAGGCTAAATGGGAGGCTGCAAAGAATTATGCTAAAGATCGTGATTGGGAATTTAAGATTATAACAGAATACGATCTAGGTATAGCAACTAAATAATATTTATGGCTAAAAAACTAACAATGCTAGATGTTTTCGAAAGAAACAAGTATGATCTTCTTAATTCAATTAAGAAGAGTCGTTCTTGGTTCGATCAGCAGGTCAACATCTTAAGTAGACAACAAATTACTCCTCAAAGAGTATTAAATGGAAATACAGATAAACTTGTAACTAGGATTCTTCCTGGACACCTTTATATGTTTTTCTATGATCCTAAAACTAAAGCAGATTTACCATACTATGATCGATTTCCTTTAGTTTTTCCATTTAGCAGAACAGAGGATGGTTTTATTGGATTAAACATGCATTACTTACCATATCCATTAAGGATTAATTTATTAGACAATCTTTTGATATATTCTAGCAATAAAAAATATGATGAAACAACAAGGATTAAATATTCTTGGGCACTTATAGATGGTATCTCTAGATTTGCTCCAGCAAAACCTTGCGTAAAACAATACCTATCATCACATGTTAGATCTCAATTTAGACAAGTCGATTCATCAGATTGGGCAACTGCAATGTTATTGCCAGTTGAAAGATTTGTTGGAGCATCAAAACAGGAAATATGGGCAGATTCAAGAAAGATTATTAGAAAATGATTAAAGATTTCGTAGCAGAAGTAAAAAGAGGGGCAGTTGCAAGATCTAATCGTTATGCTATTATAATGGTTCCGCCAGTAGCAGTTACTGGGAAGGGGGAATATATTAATCCAGATTTTAGCTCTTTAAGAAAAATCTTATTGTTTTGCGATAGCGTTCAGCTTCCTGGGGTTAATTACTCAACTATACAGAATAGATCATTTGGGGAATTTAGAGAAGTTCCTTATGAAAAACTATTTGACAATATTAATATTTCATTTTATGTTGATCAAGATTTAAAAGTTAAAAAATTATTTGATGAATGGATTAACGGAATACAAAATCCTAGAACTAGAACATATAACTACTATAGTAACTATGTGACTGATATGGTTATAGAAGTTCAAGATATTAATGACAGAACACGATATGAAGTGAATCTTTATGAGTGCTATCCAAAAACTATTAGTAGTATACAATTAGATGCTTCTAGTAAAGATGTTATGAAGTTAACAGTAGGAATGCAATTTCGCTACTGGACTTCTAGTAACATTTCTGCACTGGGCGAAGATCAAAAAATTCCTAATAACTTACTTGGAAAATTTACCAAAAATTTCACTGGATTCCAAGAAACATTAAACAAAACTTTAGGCGAAAGAGGTGGGAATTTCGTAACAGGTTCTGTATTAACATATGGTGTTACTAAACTGCCTGGACTATTGAAATTCTAATGATTGAAATTTTAACATTTTTTACTGCTAAAACAACCTTATCTTTACTCTTAGGGTTGTTACTTCTTATAATCATCTTAACGATGATCGCAATGCATCGTAATCCAAATGATACATTTGACATTAAAGATTTAGTAAGTAGTGACGGTAAATTAGATGAGAAAAAGTTTACCAGATTTGGAGCATGGGTAATTAGCACGTGGGGTTTTATCTATCTTATTGTAAATAATCCTACAAATTTCCCAGAATGGTACTTTATCGGTTATATGGGTGCATGGGTAGCTAATGCAATTTTTGACAAATATGTGAGCAAGAAGGAATAGAATGAATATCGATGAATCATTGTCAGCCAAATTTGGTGTAGAACCAATTAAGGCTAGTAAGGTTGTTTCTATTACAGGTGAAGTAATAAGTCCCAATAAAATTGAAGATGATTACGAAGTTTCTCGCAATAATATGCGAACATTGCTTCAACAGGGACAAGAAGCATTAAATAGTGCATTAGAAGTCGCTAAACAATCAGAGCATCCTCGAGCATTTGAGGTTGTTGGAAATCTAATGAAACAGTTAGCAGATATAAATCAGCAATTATTAGATTTACATTCTCAGAAACAGAAATTAGATGAACCATCTAAGGCTGATAAAGCCAAACAGGTTACAAACAATGCTATCTTTGTGGGTAGTACAGCTGATTTGAATAAGTTAATTAAGAATATGGTTAAAGGAGAATAGTATGGCATTGCCAATGATGAACACACCGACCTACTCAATGGTCGTACCTTCAAGTGGATTGACAGTTAAATTTAGACCTTTCCTTGTTAAAGAAGAAAAGTCTTTACTGATTGCACAACAATCTGAAGATGTAAAAGTTATGGTTGAGACGCTAAAGAATATAATTAGATCTTGCGTTCTCGATAAGATTGATGCTGATAAACTAGCAACATTCGATCTTGAGTATATGTTTACTCAAATTCGTGCTAAGTCTGTTGGCGAAATCGTAGAGTTAATCTTTCCATGTGATGAGGATCATGGAGATCAAAATGAGAAGGCTAGAACAAAAGTTTCTATCGATTTAACTAGTCTTGTTGTTGAAAAAAAACCAGAACATACAAATAAAATTGAATTATTTAATGATGTAGGTGTAGTTATGAGATATCCAACTATTGATATTATGAAGAAATTAGAAGGATTAGATTCTGACGATTTTGATAAAGTTTTTAGTGTGATTGCGGAATCAATTGACTATATCTATGAGAGTGATGAGATTTACTATGGTAAAGAACAAAAACTTGAAGAACTAGTGCAGTTTCTAAACAATCTAACTTCTGAACAGTTTATTAAAGTACAAAATTTCTTTGCTACAATGCCAAGAATTAAAAAAGAAATAGAATACACCTGTCCAGTTTGCGGTAAGTATCATAAGAAGACTCTGGAGGGTCTTCAAAGTTTTTTTTAATTAATCTTTGTCATGAAACTTTAGCGAATTATTATAAAATGAATTTTGCTTTAATGCAATATCACAAATATTCGTTGACGGAACTTGAGAATATGATTCCGTTTGAAAGAGAAGTTTATGTTTATATGTTAATTGAATACCTAGAAGAAGAAAAGAAAAGAATAGAATCTAAGAAAAGGTAATAAAGATGGCAGTCATAACCGCATCACCTAAAAACTTTGTCAGATTAATAGAGTTGCAGGAAACTGCTAACGAAAATCTATTTACAATGCGTAAACTGCTCGAGTCGGCGCAACTAACTCAGATAGCAACTTTGGTTGAAACTAAAAAGATTGATGATGATGGCGATCGCCAAGAAAAAATTGAAGCAGATACTCTAGAAACAGATAAACAACTACTAGCCACACAAAAAGAAATGCTTGCAAATATGAAAGAGCAAGCAAAAATTCGTGCAGAAGAAGCAGAGGCACTGGCTACAATGGCTGAGGGAATGAAGACATTTAAAACTATTGGTGAAAGAATAGGTGATTTGAAAAAAGGATTTACTGAAAAATTTAGTATGTCAGGTATCATGAAGTCTTTAAATGTAGGTGGAATTCTTAATAAATCTATCGCAAAGGAAGATTTTATTAAACAACAGAAAGCAATAGATCCTACTAAATCTCGCGCTGAATTAACTGAAAATTTTAAAAATGCCCAACGAACATCTAAAGATATCAAAAAGAATGAGGCAGAATTAGCAGAATTTAAAAAGACAACTGGTTTATCCGATGCTGATATAGGTAAAACTGTAAAAGGTAAAGAACTTCTTGCAAAACGAGAATCTCTTACTTCAGAATATTCTAAATTTGATTTAAGATCTCAATTTGTTAAACAAGGAGAAACAGAACAAACTCCTACTGCAGCATTTGCCTCTGCTGGTGAACAACAAGAAATGGCTCAAGAACAAATTAAAGTTGTTACAGAGCAGAGTAATTTGCTAACAAAAATTGAAGAAAATACTCGTGGTGGAGGAACAGAACAAAAGGCATCAGAGGCATCTGGTGGTGGCGGTGGAATTCTTGCTGGTATAGGTGCTGGTCTTAAAAGTCTTGGTATGGGACTTAAAGGATTGGGTGCGGGTGCAGGAAAAGGAATACAAGCACTATTAATGGGTTTAGCAAAAGGTGTTATGGCTTTGGCAAATCCGATGGCATTAGTTGGACTTGGTGCATTAACTCTTGCTGCAATGGGTCTTGGTAAAGCCTTAGAATTTGCTGCGCCAGCCATTGAGGCATTTGCACCAGTGCTAATGAAAGTCGCAGAAGTTATCGGAACAATATTTGTATCAGCAATTGAAAAGATTCCAGAAATCATTAAATCAGTCGGTGATGTAATCATGGGCACT